CGAGCATTTTATCTGCCGCATCACTTAAGGTATCCGCTAGGCCGTTGCTTATGCTCTCATATATATTGTGGCCTTCATATATTTCGTCCTCCAGATACTCAAATATCTGAAAGCAAGTGCCTAGCTGATTATAATCCCATTTGCTAGGATCGCCCCAAGCCTCTAGGGTATTGTCATAATTAGACCAGAAACCGCTTCGACTGGTAAACCGTTGCGCTATTAAGTTTCTAAATTCATCCTTATGATTTTCCAATATGTAATTTACAAACGCAACTGCGCTAGCTTCCGGTAATTCAATAAATATGCGATCCGTTTGAAAATTATATTCCCTAGGGCTTTCCATACTTTCAAACCTAGCATTTAAGGTTAGCCCCGTGTCTCTCTCTATTTCGTAAATAAAGGCTTCCGCGTAATCTTTAGAGACATTACGGTAGAACTCGCTAGTATTCTTTTCTAAGTATCCATTTTCAAGGGTTTCCCGTTGCGCCTCGCTTAGATCATAGTCTTCAGTATACCAGTCGAGAGAGCTTTCAATCTCCCCCTCTATGGCATAAGAGTAAAGGCTATTGTAAAACCCCTGAAAGGGTATTGTAGATATTGCTTTGTTTTCCATTGTATTACTTTCTATTTTTATTAGTTATTAGTTAGGCGTTATTACCTACCCCAAAACCCCGCGCCCCGTAAAGGGAACGCAGGGCGCAAGGTTGGCTTTGCTAGTCTTTAGGCCAACTTAGCCGCACGCAATACAAGGCGGCAAGCTTGCCCCAATGCACGCGCTTGGCATTGTAGCCAATCTTCGTTTGCGTTTGGGTTGCGATTGCCTTGACGCGTTTTCTTTAGCTCGCTAGGCGTGCAAAGTCTTTCCGCAATGTCTTGGTTATAAATGCTAGAGCAACCCCCGTAACTATACTCAAACCAATCCGAAGCCCCGCTTAAAAGGTCTCTCTCTCTAATTGGCATGCCCTCATTAAATTCATCAATAAGACTTGGGTTGCTCTCTAGGTTTTCCAATATCTCAAGGGCGTAATCTTTCACGCCCCGCGCCCATGCGGAACGCTCGCTTGCTATGGTTTCAACTCTGCTTTGTATCGTTTCGAATTTAGTTTTCATTTTATTACTTTCTATTTTTATTGTTAGAATAAACGGGTTCGTTGATCCGCATATGGTTTGAATGCCTTAATTGCATCTTGCAAGGTTAAAAAAGTGCCGCATGATCCGCGCTCTAAATTGCGTTCATCTGTCACCCTGTATTTAGTCACCCCTGAATCTGTTTTAAATGATTCAATTATAAAGGTGGGAAGCGCACGCTTGCGCCCAAACTGGCCGCCTGTTTCTACATAGTTTATTGTTTCCATTTTATTACTTTCTATTGTGGTTAATATATTGTGCCCGTCTTTAGGCGGTTAAAAATTTCATAGGATTTTCGTAGCGTTCGTTAAATTGTTTTAAAGCATCTTCATATGAGCGCAAGATGGTGCTATAGACGTGATTTTCTGAATCTTCAGTCTTGCACACTATCGAAGTGCCAAACCGCTTTTCATTAAAAAAGTTTTCACCATCCCACGAAAACTGTAATTCGTGAAGCTCAACATTCCAAGTGCCTCCTCCCCACTCAAGATTTTTACCCGTTTTAAAAGGAGGTGATTTAAGTAATAGTTTTTTGTATTTTTTCATAGTGTGTGATTAGTGTGTTTTATTTTGATGTTTGAAGATGGGCGCGAAGTCTAATATCTAAGTCAGAGATTTGAACGTCATATTCGCCAGTTGAAACGAATATACTTCCGTCTTTTTCGTAGGCAATAACGTCCTTATCTGCAAACCATTGTAATGCTAATTTCAGTATTTTTTTTGTAATCATTTTATATACTTTCTTTTATGGTTATTATTTAGTGAGAATTAAGGCCATGCCGCCAATGTTTCGCTCAACTTTAAAACCGATTTTCTTCAATGCTTTAATTTTAGCTTGCGCTGCTTTAAGCTCTCTCAAGTCACCGTATTTGTTTGCGAGTGGGAGTGTGATTTCAATTGTTTTCATTTTATATACTTTCTTTTATTAGTTTATGCTAAGCAATTGCGCTTAACTGATGCCCGTTAAAACTGCTCAAATGCACCTTGTCAATAGTTTTTTTAAACTTTTTTAAACTGATTACATGGCAAGCTTTATCAGTGGCCTTGTCTTGCAATGCGTTAATAGAATATATCCCAGCCTTGTAAAAGAAAACTTATTACATGATCTTGCCGCATTTGTTACTAGCAAGCTTGCAATCGAGGCCAGCAAAGCAATTTTTTTGCAAACAGGGGTGGGGGGCGTCAGTTTGTTGAGCACTGTATTGTATATATATACATAAACTGCCCTTTAAAAAATGTAATCTAATTGGGCTATGTTTTTTAGGGTATCCTTATGAGGTGCGTTTTGCACCTTTGGGTCTAAAGTTTGACACACCCTAAAGTGCAATATACACCTTTGGGTATGAAATCGTTATTAGATGGGGTTGAGTGGAGGTATAACCCTGCGTGGAGCTTGATGGAGGACGGAGAAGGCATATGGGAGGATGATCGTCTAAGTCTTAAGGCTAAGGGCATATGGGCGTATATGAAGTCTAAGCCAGCCACCTGGGACTTCAGTGCTAAGAGGATAGCTATGGATAGCAAGGAGGAGACTAAGAGTGTGCAACGTGGTATGAGAGAATTAGAGAGTTGTGGTTATTTGAGTAAAAGGAAGTTAGGTAACGGTAGGGTACAATATAGGTTGGCAGAGGAGTCGTATATAGGTGCAGAGCCTAAGATAGATAGGAGTAGTTTGGAAGATAGATATGGGGACAGATATGGATAGTGAAGAGACGAGCATAGAATTAAAGGATAGGATGAGGGATGCCCTTGCCCCTATGCTTGCTATGGAGCAGGAGAGGACAGCAAAGAATAGTATAGCTAACAACAACCCTCAGAGATGGCTTGCTGCGGCTTCTATGTTCTTAGCTGGCTCTAGTATGCACGATGTAAAGAAGGAGTTGGATATGCACCATTACATAGCCAGGCGCATCAATGGGATAGTAAAGACTTGTGACGAGGCTAGGGTGTTTAGGCAGGAGAGGGCTATCCAGCTAGCATCGACCATAGATGAGATTAGTAGTATAGGAGAGAAGATTGCCTCTAGTTATCTAGACGGCTCTGCTGAGGCAGAGGAGAAGATAAAGAAGGCAGAGACTAAGGATTTGGCTAACCTAGCGGTAGCGCAAGAGAAGTTGCACAGAACCTTTGATAATGTGACGGGAAACAATGTGCAGAAGATAGAGGTTAGGCATATAACTACCCCAGAGGAGGCCATGAGTCTCATAGATTCGCTGCCAGAGGCAGAGGTAATAGATGTAGGAGAAGATGGCTAAGTCACTGATAGATGAAAGCTATGACCCCATCTACGATCAGATTCGTGGGATACTGGGAGAGCATTTCGAGAACTACTGCTTCATCGTGATGGATGAGAAGGGTGAACTATTTTATGACTACAACCATCTGCCAGCAGGAAGAATGCTTTTGCATGAGATGCAACTAGAGATTGGTGACGACAATATAGAGATTGAGTGGGAGTTTGAAAGCGACCCAGATGATCCTGAAGATGATGCAGTGGACTAAGCACCCAACTATACCTACCCCTGACAAGGGAAGACTCAAGGCTCTCTTAGACTCAAAGGGGGCGCAAGCTGTCTATGACGTATGGAAGGCAAGAGAGGATGCTATCAAGCTTACCTTAGATGATCCATTGCGCCATGGGGTGAACCTAGTTAGTTGGGATAGGATTAGGTGGGCTTTGTCTAAGTATAACGAGGTCTTGGTTCTTGGTGGTAACCGTGGTGCTAAGACTACGGGTATGGCTAAGATATTTATGGAGTCCATTACCAAGCACATGGATGGACACGTAGTATTGTTCTCACAGAACGCTGATACGTCCGTAAAGGTTCAACAGGCTGCTATATGGGAGTTTATGCCCAAAGAGTTCAAACGCAAGACCAAAGGCATTGAGGGCTACATTAACTACTCTATGCAGAATGGTTTTACCGGGCAGTCGTTTATCTTCCCAGATACTAGAACTCGCGTGGACTTCAAGACCTACACGCAGTTCAGCAATAACCATACCATCTTAGAAGGCTTTGAGTTTGGGTTTCCCAATTTGGGCAATCACCCTGATAATGTAGGTATTGGCAACGATGAGTATCTAGGGGACTCTACGCTGATTAACACACAGCGTTTCCGTCTAGCCACCAGGGACTCTAGGCTAATCACAGGGTTTACCCCTATCGATGGCTACACAGAACTCATTGCTGACTACCTGAGAGATGCAGAGATTTTGGAGACTAAACACGCGGAGTTGCTAGACGAGCCTGTCCCCGTAAAGCAGTATAGTGTCAACAGAGATGCTGGCATTGTCTATCTGCATACAAATGAGAATCCCTTCGGTGGCTATGATCGGATAGCCAAGGACTTGCAGGGCAGACCAAGGGAGGAGATACTTACCCGTGCCTATGGAGTGCCGGTCAAGTCAATGACTACCCTGTTCCCATACTTCAATACTAATGTCCACGTGACCAATGAGATGCCTGAGATTAGGCAGGACACACACACGGTGTATCAGATTGTTGACCCTGCGGGTGCTAGGAACTATGTGGCTATATGGGCTGCTGTAGACAAGAATGGTTTTATTACCATACTGCGTGAGTGGCCAGACAGAGACAGTTACGGAGAGTGGGCATTGTCTGGTGATCCTAAGTGGAGGTTTGGTCCAGCAGCCAAAAAACTAGGCTACGATGTCCAGGCTTACATAGATGAGTTCTTAGACATAGAAAGTGATCTGGGAGTAGAGGTGTATGAGCGTATAGGTGACTCTCGTTTCTTTGCTAGAGAGAACGAGAACAACACAGACCTGTTTGAGAGCTTTGCAGTTAGGGGTATGTATTTTATACCATCTAGCGGCTCAGACATTGAAACAGGACTATCTGGGCTAGATGAATGGATGCGATACAACCCAGATGCAGAGATAGACGATGCCAACAGACCCATATTGAAGATACACTCGTCGTGCGGTAATTTAATACAGAGTTTAATTAACTGGGGACACAGAGGAAAGGTAGACGAACCATTGAAGGACTGGATTGACCTTCTACGTTATTTACGGATGATAAATGACGGATATGGACCAGACTACGTTTCTGATGCCTCAATGACAACAACAAGAAGATCAGAAGGAGGGTACTAATGCCTAAAAAGAAACTAGTAAAAATAGCAGAGGAACAAGAGGTAGACTTTGATGAGGCTATGCGTATAGCTGTAGAAAAGCTGCCAGAGGGTTCGTTGACAGGAAAAGGTAGAAACACTTGGGTAACTGAGGAAGGCACAGCCATCCTTGAGGATTCATTTATGATAGAGGAGATCATACCTAAGCATTACTCAGGTATAGTTTTATGTGAATGTCCTAACCCTAAGTTTAATTATGTTTACAACAAAGAGATAGACCAAAAAGTGCCTATGCTCATTCCACGCAAGTGGCAAGGTAAGCTAATTAAAAAACAAGTAACCTTTGAGGCAATCGAAGATGTCAATGGAACAAGCTACAGATACGTCAGAAAAGGAGTGTGACATCACTCTCAACCGCGAGTGGTGCAAAGAACAAGTAGACAGATTGTGTGCTTGGGAGATACTTCGTAGATACGTTTTACATGAAACATCTGTAGCTATGACAAATGAAGAGCTATGTGATACAATAGGCGTATCATCGACCCATGTTATACGGTTATTAAAATCCGTGCAAAAAAGATTAATCTCAAATAATGATAACTGATAATGTTTCTGAGTCCCTGACTTACCTGCAGGATGAGCCAGATATTAACACTTTACGCCTAGCCTACGACCAAACAGTTGTAGAACTAGAAGCATACTTTGACCTCTGCCGTACATCTTACGATGACCGCAGAAACTTCTGGCCCGGAAAAAGCCGTGACCACCGTAAGCACGGAGCAGATGCCTTCCCTTGGGAGGGTGCAAGCGACATGGAGTGCCATCTCATCGATGAGAGAATCACTCGACTAGTATCTTTATTCATGGCATCCTTGAATCGTGCCAATGTCAGAGCATTCCCCGTAGAAAGCGGAGATATTGCTCGCAGTCGCATAGTTTCTGGATTTTTAAAATGGATGGTATCCTCTGGATACATACCTCGGTTCCACAGGGAAATGGAACTGGGTGCTAATTACTTGCTTGAGCGAGGCATACTGATTACCTATATAGGATGGCAAAGAGAGGATAGACGTATTCTCCAGCAGTTGGACCTTAATCAGATTGCACAAGTCAGCCCCAATGTAGCTACGGCTATACAGGAAGGAAAGGACGATGACGAACTGACTGCCTTGCTTCAAGCAACCTTTGAAGGAACAACTAAGAAACGGGCAAAGAAGGCTTTGCGTGATCTAAGAAAGACTGGGGTAGCAGAACTCCCTATCGTTCGCAGACAGGTCAATGCCCCTGACGTTAAAACACTTGCTCCTGATGGTGACTTCTTTTTCCCTCCGTATGTTACCGATCCACAGCGAGCACCTTACTGCTTCTGGAAAACTTACTACACCCCACAAGAACTAGAGAACAAGGTAGTCACAGACGGATGGGACGAAGACTTCGTAGATTACATCATATCTAAGTATAGGGGTGTAAACATTGACTCTATTGAGCGCGAACAAGAAGGTCGTCGCAGCCTAAGCCTAGCAGACAATGCTTACGAGGCTGATGAACTAGTTGAAATCTGTTATGCGTATCAACGCCTAATTGACCAAGAAGATGGCGCAGAAGGCATCTACTGCACAGTATTCCACAAGGAGTTCAGTGGTAATGAAGAAGTGCCGGGCTACGCTAAGTTTGAGCTTCTCAATGGCTACGAAGACTACCCAGTAGTTGTTACAAAGCTATCTGAGGATAGCAAACGACTATACGACACAACGACCATCCCATCTGTTCTTCGCGGTATACAGAACCAAGTAAAGGTTGAGCGCGACTCAAGGGTAGACAGAAACAGTCTAGCAACCCTGCCTCCAATCCTGCACCCGGTAGGGCAAGCTCCCAACGATTGGGGTCCAGGTAGGTTGATACCGTATCGTCGTAAGGGTGATCTAGACTTTGCTCCAACGCCTCCACCGCCCACTGGATCAGTAGAGATGGAAGATACGCTGCTGACCCTAGCCGACAAATTAGTTGGATTGGATGAGGGTGCTCAGATTAGTCAAATACGCAAGCAGTTCCTAGTGGACAAGTTCCTTAGCCACACTGCCGAGGTAATCAAGATGGCTTACAAGTGTTTCCAACGCTTTGGACCAGACGAAGTCTTTTTCCGTGTTACTGGTGTGCCAGACCCACAGGTATTTGACAAGGGTAACCCAGATGAAAACTTTGACATACTAATTAACTTTGATGTGCAGAACACAGACCCAGAAACTGTAGAGAAGAAACTACAGCAGTTTGTAGCACTCAACCAGTTAAATGCTAACAACCGTCTAAATGTAGACAATCTACTAGATGTAGCTGCCGCGAGCATTGATCCTGTCATGGCTGATGCCGTTCTACAGCCAGTTGAAACTGCGCAACAACAAATCGTTGAGCAAGTTACAGATGACTTGGCTAAAATCTTTGCAGGTATTGAGATGCCAGCTAGACCTGCTGGAGCACAAATTGCACTACGGGTTATACAGCAATACACTCAACAGCCTGATGTCGCACAAAGGCTTCAGTCTGATCAAGCATTTGCCGCTAGACTGCAAAAGTATAATGGTCAATATACGTTCCAAGTACAACAAGCACAGAATGCACAGATTGGTAGAGTTGGAACAGCCCCTGCACAAATGGGCGATATACAAACGCAGAATATGCAGTAAAGCATATATGCTTGTATGATTATAAAAAATATAATTTTTTCTGCGTTAATTTTGCTCACTGCATTATCTTTTTATTTATTAGATAAAGATATCAATAACTATTCTAAAATTATTGAAGCACAGCAAGTAAAGATTGATAATCTTGAAAAACAGCTTGTTTATCATGACATGAGACTTAGCGGTCAAATGGACACCCTTATGGTGCACCGTTCCCGGCTGGAGCAAATAAAAAATTTTTTAGAAAATATGAACTTGAACTACGCCTCCAAGAAATAAATTATATTATGGCAGACAACATAACATCCCAGCAGTTTGGGAATCAACGCGTAAAGGATCAAAGAGCTAAAAGTTACTTTGATATGTTTGTTCTAAATGAGGGGAATAAGCCTAAGGTTTACAAGGATAGCAAGGGTAACCGCACAATAGGCATTGGCTTCAATCTTGAAGATGCGTCTAACCGCAAGTTTCTTAAGCAGGAAGGCATTAACATCAACGAGTTGTTTGCTGGCAGAGAGTTGACCGACAAGGAAACAAAGACCCTTTACAACCGCAGCCTAACGCAAGCATTTAAGGATGCTCAGTCCTATGATCCCGGCTTTGCCAAAAGACCAGAGGCAGTAAAGATGACTTTGGTCGATATGGCATTTAACCTTGGCTTGACAAAACTAAACAAGTTTGTAAAGATGAAGGAAGGTCTTATCAATAATGATTATCAAAAAGCCGCAGATGAAATGGTTGATAGCAACTGGTACAAA